TTTCATTTGACTATGACCGTCAAACATAATAACGTCGCCGTGTTCTAGTATGTAAAAAGTTTCGTTGACTATAAAGTTTTCCGTAAAAAAGATATCGCTAGTATTAGTATTACTCTTTATAACGTTTTGGTATTGACGCCATGCAAAAACTCTCGGACCACCAAAACTAATAGACACCACAATATCGTCTAAAGTCGGCACTGTGTCGCTATGATGAGGTATACCTTTTCCGTTATCACCATAATACCCACAAAGGCAAAACGTGAACTTGACCTCCTTGTTATATACAACAGAGGCTAAGTTTTCGCAATGTTCTTTTATGCTGAGCATACAACGGTGATTAGTCCAAGGTTCAGGTTTCATAAATTTACCAGCATACTCAAAGGGGGAGTCGCCAAAGCCACGTGATGGTCTTCCGTAAACCATACCGTTGTTAGTTTTACGCACTACAGGTTCATCCCAGTAATCAAACTCAGGATTGAATTGTTTCAGTGCTCCCTTTAGGTAGTGTATATTCGACATATTCTGTTTCTTCTTTCTCTAGTTCTATAACGGTACCAGAAGGCAATATACCTCCAGTTTCGTGATAGAGTTGCTTCATGCGTTCTAAAACTTCTTCTTTTGACATAACGTCTACACGGTTAACGGTGAGCTCACTACGGTTAACATAAAGTCCTGCTGCTTTACCTCTTGCTACTTCCGCAGTAACTGCAGCAGACCACGCTCCATTACGCATGGCTCCTTCACGTATGTCTTTTAAATCTGTTAAATGAGTAGCTAAATCTAGCTCTACTTTTTTGCTCGCTTTTTCTTGTAGAGCTTTTATTTTGTCTTGTACGTGTGGGTTGTCTTTAGAAGCTAAAACATACCCTGCTTTTAGAGCGTTCTTCTCGCTATAACCTGCAGCTATAGCAGCGTCTTTTTGTGTCATGCCTTTAGCCACGTTCTGTGCAAATTTTTCTTGTTTAGGAGTAAGTTTTTTCTTTTTCATTTAAGTCTCTAAATGCTATCAATAAACGTATGTTATTATTTCTACGTTCTAAATACTTTTCTTGAGTTTCGTTATGTTTACTAAGCAATAATAATTCAAAAGGAATAGCGTATTCCTGTTCTCTGTAATATTCCTCTATAGTTTTTATCGACATAAACATAGTATAACTTAATTCATAGCGTGTAGTTTTTGATTGTCAACATCATACACAGATAAATTTCGGTAAATATGCATAGGACAATCTAACATTGCTTCAACTACTAACGTATCATTAGGACAAAGAGGTCCCACAATTTTTAACCGCACATGAGGGTCTACCTTTTTACCTTGAGCATGTTCATGAATGACTAAAGGTAGAGCTGGGTACAAAGTAGTTTTAGGGTCATAACCGAAATCTTTTATGGTTTTAAAAAAGTTTTCTAGTACTAACGTTCTGTTATAATCTAATTTGATAGCTTCTGCGTTGGCTTTAACTAAATCATCATAGGTCATAACTCTAGGGTCGCTAAAAAAATCTTCCATTATTCCACTCTCCAAACTCTTAACATTTTAACTTTATCTTCATAAGTGGTGCGTGTTGTTAACCTAACACGGTGGCGTTGATTGTAAGCACTGGCTGCAGTGCGTAACCTTACTATTTCTTTTTCATCGTCAAAAGGTATAGCAAAACTATCCCCAACCTCAAGCCTGTGAAAACTCCACTTGAATTTAAAATTAGGTAAGGGTAATTCTATGTTCTTATCAATTTTAGGTTCCATAAGTCTCTCCTATATATAGGTTATATATTAATATAAATCGTATTAAGAATATAGGCTAGATGTATAAAAATTTTAAAGCGTTTTAAGGCGTTGATGTAGTAACCCTATAGGTAGGTAGCCTTTAGTAAATCAAAGCGTTAGAGAGCGTTTACGTAAGCCTAGAGGCTATAATCGCTATAAAAAGGTACTTTAAAAACCTTTAAACATCTGTATACGGATGTTTTATTTTTAACAGCTTTGAGCACAGCTTGAGCTATTTGATCACGATGTTCCTCTATCCAAGTGTATAGACTTTCATCTTGTGCGAGGGGATGTTTTGTATTTACTTTCACTAGAAGTCGTGCTGGTGTACCTTTAACTTCCTTTGGGTTATGGTAAACCATTTCCCAAAGGAGTTCGTATTTATCTTCAGCCTTTCTTAACATAGCCCAGCTTTATATCATACTTGATATCGTTAAGATTTAATATACCTTTATTTAAAACATCTTGAATAGTTTTTATGCCCTCGTATTGTTTCATACGTTCTTTATTTTTAGCGGACATAGGAACTTTATCTGTACGTTTTAGTTTTTGACTTGTATCGTAAGGGTCACGAGCACTGACCACGTTACAATAATTATTAGGTTTAGGAATATCTACGTTAGTTTGATATTGACGTTTCATATCTTGTTCCTCTGGTTTTACAGCTACTTTATAGAGCACGTTCCACAATCTTTGTTGGGCTTCTTTTGCGTCAACAAAACTTTTAACTTTGCGTTTAGCAAACTTGTTATAAATTTCAACAGCTTGTTTAACAGGTATAGAAGGTGCCATACGAACAGGGTCGCCCAAAGAAGGATATCCCTGTTTTATAATATGTAACTGTGACATGTAAACTTTCACCGCTCTTGAATACTCAGGAGCGGTGAAGCATATAAATTCGATATCGTTATGCTGCTTTTGCATATTCGATAGCTTTAGTCATAGCACGGTTTTTAAGACTAGCTCTAGCCCCAAACCAAGCGTTGTGCATAGCAGCGTCACGGTCGTGACCCCACTTATGGTCTACTACGTAAGTAAGAGCATTTACCGCACCCCACCACGTACCTTTAGAACTAGCCATATCAGCTCCAGGCTGTTGCTCAAGAGCCTCGTAAACTTTGTAAGGAGTACGTTGAAACTCTTCTAACGTTCTAAGTCTAGAGTCAATAAGTTCTATGTCTGACGATTTACTATTTTCTAAACGTATCTTTTCTTGTAAGGCGAGTTTAGGTTGTAGTAGGTCAGCAATATAACTAACAACACTATTGTCATCATACTTTTTACTACTAAGGAACTCAGCACTTTGCTTATACTCATCAAGACGCACACTAGCTAAACCTAACGCCAACTCAGCTGAATGAATAAGCTCGGTGTCAAATACTTTGGTGTGTGGCATTTTAAATGCAGGTTGTGTTTTATCAGCTAATGCCATAGACAATGTATTATTACAAACCACACGCACTGGTGTAAACCTAATCTCGTTAGACTTACCCCACTCATGGGACACGGACACTAGTAAGTAGCCCTCAACTCTATCGTCACCAGCTAGAGTAAAACCGTCATTAATTTCAGCTAGACCCCATATCTGCCTACCACCACGTAAAGAACCAGCGGTGTGCATTTTCATATCACCAGCGTCTGTAAACTTTTTAAAGAATGTAAAAGCCTCAGCGTTCTGAGTGGGTATGAACCTTTTACCACAAGGTCCTAAAATACTATTATCACTATCACGTACTAACATGTAGTGATCATCAGACATAATAAGGTCATCAGCAGCCTCGCTGTCGGCACTATTATATGTGAATATATTACGCTTACTCACTGACCAATCAAGGTTAGCTTGTTTAAGCATTTCTTCTGGGGTAAGGTCACTACCAACCTGTACACCTAGCCCATGCCAAGGTACTTCCCCAGCGTAAGCCATAGTCTCAATATTATGAGCCATAATTTTCTCCTATAAATGCCTAGCAATTATTTACTAGGTACTTATAGTTTACTTAGATTTACTAGTGATTAAAGGATGATCTAACTATTCTTAAACTTTTTAACCATCTCTCTTTTTTGTCTGGGGAGGTAGTCTTCCCAACACCTAACAACTATCAGTTTCTTTTCGACTTCTGAATAGGTATTCCAGTCCCTAATCTCTGTGGCAGTCCTACCACATCCTTTACAGGTACGAGTACCCCACTGAGTGACAGTACAAATACCAATACAAGGGGAGTCATGAAGGGAGGTAGTTTCATGTAATAACTTTTGTGTCATTCTTACTCCTTATGAGACGAATATCGTGGCTTGATAGCCACTCTCTCATGAGTCTATTACGTTCTATTGTACTAAGAGTAGTATCATTTAGTAAAGTATTATATTCTTGAGTATATCTTCTATATCCCTCGTAATAATCTCCTTTACCTATTTCGTTGAACCGCACTATTTGCCAAACTCTTTGTTTGGTTATTCCATACTTAGTTCCTATTTCTTCAAGTGTGTATTCAGAGTTAAGACACAACATAAAAATTTCAAAATATTTTTTTCTTAATCTATCTTTATTACTTTTCATTAAAGTACTCCTTGTAATCAGTAATAGCTTCACCCCAACTGACACCGACTTCAGCGTCAACTACATTAGGTACAACTAACGGCACACACTCTGCCATAATTTCTATAATTTTTTCACAAGTTTCTTTTGAGTCCACTGATATATCAAGCTCATCATGCACTTGAGTATGAGGTAGAATACCCTCCTTATAGAGCTCAATCATTGCTTTCTTGGTCATGTCTGCTGCTGAACCTTGTATTAATCTATTCATAGCTTTGTAGGTATACGCTCTTTTAATATTCGTACCCCATTTTTCTTCAGCTTCTTCACGCGGTAAAGGTAACTGACCAAACTCACCTGAAGGCTCAAATAAATTAAACCGACACTTACGTCCTAACACCGTAGTAATAAATCCACGGTTAGCTCCTAACCTAGCACATTGATCTCGTAACCCTTTTATAAAAGGTACGCGGTTATGATAAGTGTCGAATAATAT